AGAATGAAGACGTTCTTCGTGTGTTTAACATGAATCAAGCTGGCGCTCTTAACCGAGGGGCAGCAAGAGCACTAAACACCTACAAAGATTTTACGCAGAAACTTTACTTGGTTCAGGCCCAAGACCAGATTTTCAAAACTCAAAACTTTATGTATGCTTTGGATAAGCGTATCGCACAAGAGTATGGGCAGAGCTACTCAGAGTTTATGGCTAGGTCGGATGTGACAAGCATTATGAATACCCCCCGATACGGGGCGGTCGAGTTGAGTGCTGTTGACGACGCCATGAGGAGTGTTTTTTCTAGGTCTTTCTCTAAACGCGGCAGTAAAAATCCTATGGAATATGCTGCAACTGTTATTGAGGATGTAAGAAAAATCCCTATTGTCGGTGCGGCACTGCCTTTTGGTCAGTTCTTCAATGGGACTGTGGATTTCATGGGGGACTACACTGGGGCAAAGTTTATGTACCGTTTTGCGGGTGGTGGAAAAGGCATGTCTCTGGACTCTCTCACAGAGAGCTTCACCCGCGGTGCTGTAGGGTTTGCTGCCGTGGCGGCACTCTCTGAGCAAGAGTTGGGGCTTCTTGACCTAGGACTCTCTTGGGACGAACAGATCGACGATGATGGTTCTATTATCACGAAGGCCCTCGACTACCCGGAGTCTTTCTTTAAGATGCTTGGGCGGGGTGTAGCACACTACCGAAGGGATGGGAGTGTTCCTCGAGACCTTCGAGATGAGTTTCTTAAAACTTTTGGTCCGGATGCCTTTACGAGAAATATTCAACAGAGCGGTTCAGAGATTGCAGACTCCTTACGAATTTTTGCAGAGGGGGACTTATCCCGTGCGGCAGCAGAATTTGCTCAGGCGGCTACTACCGAGGTGGCAGCGTCTTGGCTCAGTGGGTACACCAGACCTCTCGACCCCATAAATCAACTGGCTGGACTTGCGCGAGAAGAGGGTACCTTGGCTATTGACCGTAAGCAAGGCTCTCGCGTCCTTAACGAATCCTTTAGGTATGTGGATCAAGTCTTCGGGGATGTTCTTATGTCCCTGGGTTCTGAGGAAGCTTACGATGCTTTTCAAGAGGAGAGGCAAGGTGATGTGGCTGGCAAGATTTTTGGCTACAGAACAACCCCGGCACAGTCCGCGACACAGAAAATGATGAACGCTATTGACCGCCCCGAGTGGGAGGCAAACTTCAGGACTGGTAACGAGAAAGTAGACAACCGTCTGAACGAAATGATGTTCCGTCAAATTGAGCCTCTAGCTGTAAGGGCTGTGAACAACCCGAATTGGGAAGACCTGTCCTTTGAGGGACGTAAGAAGCGGGTTGAACTTGTCCTAAATACAGCCCGGGAAAGGACAAGGAGAGCGTTGTCTCTCTCACCTCTTGTGGAAGACGGCAGGATTGATGCCATGTCCGATGTGTTAAGGAAGCTTAATAGGTCTGACATCGACCGTGCTATGGATTACCTAGGTATGGAAAAAGAGTTGGACGAGTATAACTCCGCACAGATTAGGTCCATCCTGACAACGGCAGACATGCTAGAGCGTGGGGACATAAGAGAGCCTTACGAATAACCAAAAAGAGAGGGGGCCGCAAGGCCCCCTTTTAGTACTCATCATCTAGCATAAAGTCAGCCCAGTCATAAGCCTCCCGCCTGACCTCACTCATCCTCAGTGTGCCTTGGCTTTTGACAATAAGGGCTGACATAGCTTGTCCCGCCAAGTAGATGCGGGATGTCATTGGCTTAGGTTTGCGTGGCGCTCGTTTCTTTTGACGATACTGCTGCGCTTCCTCTTCGAGCTTCATTTTCTTTGACTCGTTGGAGGTTGTTAAAATAGGCCTTGTCGAATCCGATTTGCCAGTCCCGGTGTCGCTTTGATCCTGCTTTGTAGGGGTTGGAGATTTGCCCCTGTTTGAAGTCTTTGTAACCTTCGTCATGTGCCTTCATCTCTTACTGTCCTTATGACATTTCTGTTTATATTAGTATATCCTAATGTATCACTTAAGTAAAGTCAAGACGGTTTTAAGCACCTTCCCCCAAGCACATGTTCATAAACTCTGCGTAGATTTCTGTCGGGTTAGCGTCAGGGTTCATGTGGTAGACGAACACTACAAATTTACGGGCGAGATCAGAACCAAGGCCGGAGGACATAAGGGTGAAGTATGCGTCCCGGTCTGTGGCTCCTTGGTCTCGAATCTTTGCCGTAGCCTCTGCAATACTGGCACCAGACTCACAAGCCTCGTATTTGGTTGCTTGTGCATTTGCCATAGTGGCGGCGAACACAAACGCCATGATATACTTAAACATCGTCTTTCCTTTCAATCTCTTCTTCGGTTTCAATTAGCCACTCTAGGTATTGCCGAGCTTTTTGCAGGTCTTCCAGTCCATTCTTGTATTTGTACCGCCACAAGTATTTCATGACATTACCCTTACAGTAGGCTGGAAAAGCATCGCCCAAAGAAGCCTTGATAGCTTCAATACACTCCACACCGGACTGGTTGTAGTGGCTGGGGTGTTTCACGTTCTCCATCGGTTAAAGCTCCTCTGTTTTGATTGCAATAAGTGTCCACCCCACCGGATCCCAATTACACGCATAGCCCTGTTCCTCTAGGCGAAACAAAAGATGCTCGGCCAAATATTTTTGTGTAGGTGGGTCCAGTGAACACAAGAAATCCTTCAAATCCTCTACTGTATCTACATACGTTTTGATTGGCTGGTCCTCAATATCCATTGACTGTCTCCCCCTCAGTCCTTATGCCAAACACGACCATGGGTATCAATGCCCACCGTGTTACCCACTTTAAGCTCATGTGTAGGACGCATCATATGACAGGAACCACCCTTAAAGTAAACTCGTGTGGACGCCACATCAACTACATCAGCCCGAGTAATCTCATCGTAGACAATACTTGCCTTTTCCATTGGCTATTCCTCTATCAATCTCACATTTCTTCGTAGTATTTCATCAGACATTTTCCTTGGTAAACACCTCTATCCATGCCTTACATATATCACTCCTGACAACATCGTCAATGGTAAACTCGATGATAGGGATGGGCAGCATGTGTTTCTTGGCGTAGTGGGTGATCTTACTCAGACCGTCAGCTTCCTTGAGGTCACTCTGTTGGATGTCGCCATTGAGGACCAGCTTAGACCCTTCGCCAATACGAGTCACCAACATCTTTAGTTCCGGCAGGGTAATGTTCTGTGCTTCATCAACTATGACAAAGGTATCCTCAAAACTACGGCCACGCATAAGGGCCAAGGGTGCTACCTCTATGTTGCCGTTCTTTAGCCCAGTCTCTACGACCCCTTTCGTCAGGTGTTTCTCTAGGACATCTACGACAGGCAGTGCCCAAGGCGCACACTTCTCTTCTAGTGTCCCTGGGAGATAGCCCACATCTTTACCCACAGCTACATGAGGACGTGTGATGACAATGCGGTTGATGTTCTTGAGATGATACTGGTTAGCAGCAAATGTGGCTACACAATACGTCTTGCCCGTTCCTGCTGGGCCGAAGACAATCACCTGATCTGACCCTTTCAACGCCTCCAGATATTCCTTTTGGTTTTCGTTCTTCGGGGTTAGGTGGATAGGTTGCTTTTCTGCATCATGCTTTGTCGTAGTCCTCCGAGTCTTGGTCTTGGGCTTTTGCTGGACCACAGATTAACTCCTTCTGGTATATAGAGCAGTTTTATGTCTTGCTCAGGACGAGGGTTTAAGTCATTCGCAACTGCGGATTCCAGTCTCCGGGTCAATGTAGCAGGCACCGCCCTCTACTACAGTCTCATCAGCAGCAGCGTCAGGTTCCTCTACAACATCCTCAGAAGCACTGGCGTTAAGGATACCGAACCGTTTACCAGAGGCCCGGAAGGTAGTGCAACCCTTGGCACCACCCTCATAGGCTTGCATGTAGACATCCTTAAACTGTTCCCACGAGACATCATCCCCAACATTACAAGTCTTACTACAAGCACTGTCAACATAATACTGTGCAGCGTTCAGCATACCGACATGGGACTCTACCGTGATCTTATCGGCAGTCTCACACTCAATGCCCCACTCACGATAAGCATAGTCCTCAACAGTTTCAACCATCGGGCCTTCAAAAGTCTGGATCGTCCGGTCGTAGGACATACTGAAGACGGGTTCAATGCCAGAGCTAACATTGTTGGCAGTCAGGCTGATGGTGCCAGTAGGGGCAATAGAAATCAAATGAGAGTTACGAATACCGCAGGTGGTAATAGCCTCCTGTGTGTCACTGTCCAGACGCTTGATAAACTCACCATTAAGGTACTTCTCAGCATCGTAGAGAGGAAACGGACCTTTCTCAGCAGCAAGGGACGCACTGGACTTGTAGCAGTTGTTGGCAAGGAACTTCATCAACCCTTTCGTAAACTCTTGGGCTTCCTTGGAACCATAGACGATACCCAATGCGCCGAGGACATTACCAAGGCCAGTTACCCCTAGTCCCATCCGACGCTTGTTCTTAGCCTCAGCCTTTTGTTCTGGTAGTGGGTAGGTAGTCTCGTCAATCACATTGTCCATAGCTCGGACTACGTGAGGAATGTCATGTGCGAGTTGGTCGAAATCAAAGAACGCATCTTGGTCTGTAGCAGTAAAGTCAACATACTTGGTGAGGTTGAAGCTACCAAGCAGACAAGCACCATACTCAGGAAGCGGCTGTTCACCGCAGGGGTTGGTCGCTGAAATGTTTTCGCAGTAGTAGAGGTTATTCATCTGATTCACACGGTCGATGAAGATAACCCCAGGCTCTGCCCAGTCCCATGTAGCCCGAAGAATAGTCTCCCAGAGGCTACGGGCACGGACAGTCTCATATACACGGCCCTCAAACCGGAGGTCAAAGTCAGCGTCTTCTTTCACAGCCTCCATGAACTCGTCGGTTACAAGTGCAGAGATGTTGAACTGCGTGAGATTGTGGGTGTTGGTCTTGGCAGTGATAAACTCTACAATATCAGGGTGGTCCACACGAAGGCAACCCATCTGGGCACCACGACGATGACCTGCACTGGCGATAGTCTTACACAGAGCATCCATGATTCCCATAAAGGACACAGGACCACTCGCTTGGGACCCAATGGACTTGATACGGGAACCCTTAGGACGAATGTTACTGAAGTCGTAGCCCACGCCGCCACCAAGTTGCATGGTGATAGCGGCCTCTTTGGCAACGTCCATAATACCAGACATGCTATCAGGAACGTCCTGCATAACAAAACAGTTAAAGGCTGTCACTCGACGGTAACTACCAGCAGCAGCTTGAACACGCCCACCGGGAAGGAACCTCTGGTCTTTCAAAATATCCGAGAACTTGTTGTAGTGTTCTTTATCGTCGGTAAGTGCGCCCGCTACACGGCCAACCTTCTGGTTGTATTCTTCCCCCTCTTGGCGATACTTCTGCTCGTCAGCCCAAACAGCTACGGGGATCGTAGGTCCAGTTGTCATATTATTCTTTCTCCTTCTCTGTTATTAAACTAGGTCACTCAAGTCCGGTTTAGGGTAAGCCTTGTTCTTTGCGATTTTACCATTCTCACGACGCTTGATACTACCATCAGGTTGATACATACGACCGAGGTTGTTGGAGTGGACACGGTAGAGTGCTTCATTCAAGTCCCAGCCACTGGCGTTAGCATAGCCGTAAATTACGTAAACAAGGTCAGCCAGTTCTTTTAGTTCTGTCTTGTGACTTCCGGCCCAAAACTCCTGCCGCCACTCGTAATACTCCTCCTCAATAAGTTCCGAGTAGAGG